TATTCTGATAAACTTTTAGCGCTTTTACCAGAGATGGGTCAAGAAAAAAAATAACATGAGAGACGTTCTGTTATCAATTATCACAGGTTTTGGATGCGGTGTCGTGTTCGCAGCATTCAAATTGCCAGTACCAGCACCACCAGTTTTTGCGGGAGTCGCAGGAATTATTGGTTTATGGATTGGCTATAAAACACTAACACAAATTATATCCTAGGAGGAATAATGAATAACTTACTAAATGATAAGACAAAGGCAATGCTGGCATCATACGGACGATCTGTCCTTGGTTCAGTAATTGCACTTTACATGGCTGGCGTAACAGATCCAAAGGATCTATGGGCTGCACTAGTTGCTGCATTGGCGCCCGTTGCATTGAGAGCACTCAATCCTAATGACAAAGCGTTTGGCGTACTACCAGATACTGGTATAATTTCAGATGCTCTTGGCAAGATTGTGCCTGTTAAAAGTGCACCAAAGAAAAAGGCTGCTAAGAAAAAGTAGTTTAATTATAGAAAATGGGTCTGGTTTTATTCTAGGCCCATTTTTTAATTAAGGAGTTATTATGAAAAAATTATTAGTTGTTATGCCAGTACATAATGATGGAATGTATATTGAAAGAGCAATAAATAGCATAATCAATCAAACATTTCAAAATTTTGTTTTATATATAATTAATGACTTATCAACAGACGACTCTTTAAATAAAATAGAAAAATATTTACATAATCCAAAAATTAGATTAATAAATAATGAAAAAAATGGTGGATGTTTTTATAGTAAAAATATTGGAATTAGTTTATTAGAAACAGAAGATTTTGATGTTTACACTACACACGATGCAGATGATTTTTCTGACTCAACAAGGTTTGAAAAAGTAATGAATATATTCAACAATGAAGATATAATTGCATTAGAAGATTATGAATTAAGAATAGGAGGAATGGTGCCAGATTGGTACAACAAGCCTGGAGAAACAATGCCAAATCATGCTCATGCATTTTTTAGTAAAAAGGCTTTTAGTATATTTGGATATTATGATAATTTTTTTTGTGGGGCAGATACTGATTATTGGCATAGAGCAATAAAATATAGCAAAATAAATCCATCTTCCATAGTTTTTACATTGCCAGAATTACTATACTATGCACAAGTGACTGGGAATAACATGATATTGAGATATGGAAAAGAAATAAGAGATCCATATTTTAAAAAACATATGGCAGAGATTGATAAGATGAAAGAAGAAAAAGATTTTTATAGAGCATTTTTTAATATAGAGGAGGCAATAAAATGAAATACTTAGTAACTGGCGGTGCTGGATTTATTGGATCAAACATAGTTGATTCTTTAGTTGAACTTGGTCACGAAGTTGTTGTTATTGATAATGAGTCTTCTGAGTCTCACGATCATTTTTTTTGGAATGAAAATGCAAAAAATTATAAATTAGACATATGTGATTATGAAAATACAAGAAATCTTTACGATGGAGTTGACTACGTATTTCATGTTGCAGCAGAAGCAAGAATACAAAGAACAATAAAAAATCCAATAAGATCTGTAAAAACAAACGTAGTTGGAACTACAACAGTACTTCAATGTTCAAAAGAAGCAAATGTTAAAAGAGTTATATATTCTTCAACATCTTCTGCGTATGGAAGAAATAAAATACCGAATGATGAAACACAGCCAGACGATTGTCTAAATCCATACTCAATTTCTAAGGTTACTGGAGAAAAACTATGCTCAATGTATACAAAAATTTTTGGGTTAAATACAATAATATTCAGATATTTTAACGTATATGGCGATAGACACCCAACAAAAGGTATATATGCACCAGTGATTGGATTGTTTGATGTTCAAAAATTAAATGGTGAAAAATTAACAATTGTTGGCGATGGAGAACAAAGAAGAGACTTTACAAATGTTAAGGATGTTGTAGATATAAACATACTAGCAACAACAAAAGAAATTGATAGTAAATATTTTGGTAATGTTTTTAATATTGGAACTGGAACAAATTATTCTATAAATCAAGTTGCATCTTTTATATCAGATAATACTATTAATATTCCAGAAAGACTTGGAGAAGCAAGAGAAACACTTGCAAATATTAAAAAAGTAAAAGAAGTCTTTGATTGGGAACCAAGTATAACTTTAGATCAATGGTTTAAAGAAAGAAGTATTTAATGATAAAGTTTTTTGAAACAGATACAAATAGATTTTGTAGAAATTATAAATATGCAATTTGGGAATAAAAAAGATTTTGTATATATATGTAAAGACGGGGTAAATGAAGAACTAAAGTATTCAATTAGATCTGTCGCTGAAAGTTTTCCAGATGCAAACATATGGCTTGTTGGTGGTAAGCCTGATTGGTATATAGGAAATTATATAGAAGTAGAACAAAAAGAATCAAAGTATAAAAATGCTGTAAAAAATTTACAAACAATTTGTTTTTCAAAAGAAATATCAGAATCATTTATTTTAATGAATGATGACTTTTATATTATTAAAAAAATAAACAAAATAGAAAATTTTCATAGTGGCTTTCTGTTAGATAAGATAAACCTATACCAAAAACTCAATGGTAACTCTCAGTACACCAGAAAACTCTCAGGCACATATAAAAAACTTAAAGCATTAGGATTTGAAAATCCTTTAGACTATGAACTCCACGTTCCAATGATTATGGAAAAAGAAAAATTAAAGATAGTATTAGAACTTTTAGATCAATTTTTATGGAGATCCATATATGGAAATAAGTTTAATGTGGGTGGCACACAGATGGAGGACGTTAAGGTTTATAATTCTGGACCATTAGTTCTTAAGTCTTATAATTTAAACATAGATGATCACACTTATTTGTCTAGTGCAGATAGTTCATTTAATAGTATATTTAATAAAATACTTAAGGTTAAGTTTGATAAAAAAACTAAATTTGAGAAATAAGTTCTGAGTATTTTTCTTTTAATATTCCTGGTGCAAAGTTATTAAACCCTAATTCATAAGCCTGTTGTTTATAGTTAGTTTTATCATTGATAGACATATACTTGTCAATTGTTTGCGCTAACAAAACATTGTTTGCTTCAAACAAATTAATCCTAACTTTTGTTCTAATTGTTCCTATCGGATCTGAATCAACTAACCAATCTTGTGGCAAGATTTGATTGTTGGGCGAAACATTTGTCATAAAAACGGGGAGACCAGAAAGCAAAGCCTCATTCATTGGCAAACATAGTCCTGCATATCGTCTTGGTAATACCATAGCATCAAACCCATTATATAAATCTTCCCTGTTTTCTGGATTACCAATTTCAATCTTTAGTCTTGAGTCTGCTACATTAGTTACTATTTCACTTTGACTTCTGATAACTAATTCATAATCTGCTTTAGAGTGCTTTAGCATGTTTATTACTGTTTCGGTACCGTTTCTATCTTTGGCTGCCTTCTTTCCAGCAATGTGTAATAGTTTATTGTGTGATTTAGAAATATTATTGTTTTTTGCAGTTGTAAATAACTCAGGAGTAGTTGGAGGTGGAAGGTGAATTACCCTTGTTCTATCTCCAAACATACTTTGAATTGTTTCAATTTGCCATAAACTAGGAGATAACAATACAGTTGGTAATGGTAGTTCTGGGTTTGATAAGTGGCCAAACAATTCATAGTTATATTGCAGAATAGTTTTTACGCCACGTTTATTTGCAAATCGTATAAAGTTTTGATCATAAAAGGTTTCACAACTTAGGACAACATCCACATCTCCTAAAAACATTTTTATCTGTTGAACAGATGGAAAACCCTGTGTCTTAATACAACTGTATTGGTCATACCATTCTGGATGTTGTTTATTATTATTAAACGGGGTAGAGTCAATTAAAAGAATCTTATCAGGACTAAGCATATTAACTAACTCTCTAGTCTGATTACCAAGACCAGTGTTGTCTGATCTTGCTATGATACCTAGTCTCATTCTTTATACCCCCAAGTTTTATCATCGGAAGTATACTTTCTTGTGCCTTGACGACCATCTAAGTGATAAGAGCGTTTGATATTGCCTTCAGGATGATAAATCCAGAGTTTGTGCATATCCCAACCTTCTTGATTAAATACTTCGTATGGAGATATATCATCTTGAATTGCTCCATGAAACGTATCTTCTATAAAAAATTTATCTTTACATCTTGGAAGCACAATGTCTTTATAATATTTTTTTCTACTTAGGTGTGGTCGCTGACTCCATTGTATGGTTTTCATAAAACCATCTTCTAATCCAAACATTAGATGTTCATGCTCTTTTGGTATAAAGGATTCATAATGAAAACGAATAGTGTTTGCTTTATTGTATTCAAACATGTCTAAGCACTTATCCCAGTCTATTGGCACATCTGGAGTTAAGGGAGCATCGCCTTCAACATAAAGCAATAATGGTGTTTTAACTTCAGTAATTGTTTGACGCATCATGTTAGTTTGATGACTATGTTCTTTAAATATAAAAGGAAGTATGTTTTTATCTTCATGTAAACATTTCCATAAAATGCGATTTTTATATTCATCGTAATCTTTTTTACGATTTTGTTGTTCTTCTCTAAGACCATCTATTTGCATAAT